AGGAACTCCTACAATATCTGTTAAACCCGCCCAACTTGTAGCATGAGTAGAACCCCAACCTATTGCGTTGTTTGCGCCTTGCCCCCAACCTATTGCGTTGTTTGCCGCGCCATCTCCCCAATTGTTACTATTTGCCATCTTTCTTACTTAATTTGGTTAAATAAATCTTTAACTTCTTTACGTTTTCGTCTTTTGGTTTGTACTTCTTTATATGAACCATCCCGTGTAATTGTTTTGTGTATCTGGAAACATATCCCCGTTTGCGTTTGTATTGTATTCAGGAAATAAAGAAATGTTAAAATTTATGTAATCTATCATTCTTTCGGTGTAATGCTGCGCAATACTTCTTTCTTTTTCTACTAAATAATCTACTTCGTTTTTTTCTACGTTTGTAGAATTTTCTGAATTATGTTTGTACACCCCTTTATTAGCTATTGTGTAAGCCGCAAAAGGTAAATATTCTACCATAGCCCAGTGTATAAGCATAGGCTTTACATAATCCACAACTAAATCTAAATAGTCACCGCTTAAGGTATCGTCTATAATATCGTCTTTTATTCTTTCAAGTAAACGTGTACCTAAATAATTTTGTATATGAATATCCTGTGCAACTTTAACCCACTGAATAAAATTATCCGTGTCTACATTACCGTTTAATGCAGTGAATTTAACAATGTCGTTTCGTGTTACTAATAATGCTTCAGCCATTTTACTCTATATTTTCTTTTAACATACGTCCACCCGTATTTGGGTTATTAGGGCTAAATCCTTTTAACGGTAAATTATTTGGGTAAATACTTACTTCGTATGGGTTTGTAACTTTATATCCTTTTATTTCAGCCGCACGCGTTCCTATTTCTTCATATCCTTTTTCGATAGCGTTTAAATCTAACATAAACGTTACTCTACTCCATTTGTGTTTACATTGCGCACCGCCTTTAAATCTAAATATGTCGTATGTATTCGCGCCAAATTCACCCCAACCCGCGTTAACGGCTCTTCTACTCATTGCGTCGATATCTTCTTTTCTAAATTGTCTATCTTCTTTTGCCATCATTGCTTTACAAAATGCTCTTTCAGGTGTTTTATTTCCCGTGTATTTGTAACGTACTTTAAAATATTTTAAGTCACTTACTTTTTTATCTTGTACGCTCTTTAATTTCGGTTGTGGGTTACCAGTTTGTACCAAGTTAATTAAGCGGCTTAAAAGCGTTGTTTTAGGCTCTAAATCGGTTTCAGCTTTAATTAATTGTAGGTCTAATTCTTCGTCTGTTTCCGTAGCTTCTCTTTCGTCTACCATTATCCAATTTTCGTCTAATTGGTTTGCGTCTACTTCAACTAATATTTCTTCTAATTCCGTGTTTGCTTTGCTTAATTCCGTTCCCGTTTCTTCAGCAACTTGTTCTTCGGTTTGTGTGTTTTCTAAGTCTACAAATTCTAAAGGTTGTAAAGTCTTAAAGAATAACTTTAAACTTATTCCGTTGTATCCTAAAATAGTATTGAAAGCGTCCAGTAATTCCTCCTGAAGTGGACGTATAACCATATTATCGAACAAAATACTTGAATTTTTTAATTCATCAGCATTCGAACTAAATCCACTTGAATTTGCAATACCAAATAATAACGGGCTTGTTACGTTATGTCCTAACATTATTTTACGTAAACATTCTTCGCTTAAAAAAGTATAATGGTCGGGCGCGTCGTTTAACGGTACTGAATCAATAGTAGTTTTACTTTCTTGGTTTTGATTAAAAGCAACTATTACTTTTTGTCCCCTCGAACCAGTTAGTTTGCTTATTACTTTACTTGAAATAATTTCTTGTTGTTCGGGCGTTGCCAAACCATTATTAAAGTTAATTACAGATGTGGGCGCAAAACCGTTCTTAACTTCGTTAATTAAATAATCCGCTATTTCTTCTTCTAATACGGCATACGGCAACGCACCTTGGTAATCAGGATAAGCGTAATACTTCATTCCAACCGAATAAGGCTTACAAAATAATATTTCTATTTGTTCGTTTGAAAAACCAAATGCGGGTATTCTTTTAGGTGCATATTTTCTAACGTCTAACCAATTATCGGAATAGTAATAACCTTCTATTTCACCGTCTTTATTACACTTTTCAGCGCGTAATAAATTAACGGGCATGTGATAAGCCTTTAGTATTTTTTTACGGTCTTTAGAATAATGTACTTGAATAGCAAACTGTCCTAACATTTTACGGTCTAAAACCATTTTACGTACACAGTCCTTATTGAATAAAGACATCATTTGAGCGTATTCGTTAGGCTTTCTCGAAGCGTCTATTGCACTTAAACCACGTCCGTAAACTAATCTATTAATATTGTTTATTATGGCGTTATTCGTTGTGCTATTCGTGTATCTATCAATTAAAAAAGCGTAGTAATTATTATCTTCGCCAAATTCCACCCAATTATCTCTTTTAGATTCCTGAATAGTTGGCGTTGTATATGCGCTTAAATTTAAAACGTGTAAGTTATTCATAAACTATAAATTCATTTGTTGTACTGTTTGAAACATATTGACCGTTGTTTACGGAAAATGTAACTACGCTTTGGTCAGTACAAAAGATTCTGTCTCGGTAAACAATCGTAGAACCGTCTTTAATTACTAAATTGTAAAAATGATTTTCAACTAAACTAAATTCAGCTTCTAACGTATTGTAATAATCCCCTTCCGTAAACGTATAAGGTGTTATTGCTACTGTTTGGTTTGTTTGGTCGTCTGTAATTTCTACAGTATCAAAAACTAAAACACGCGGTATAAACACGAATGTTTGTGGCGTTGTATCAGTAGTTAATATAATCATATCTATATAACTAATTATTACGCGTTTTGTACCCAAATAAAAAACCCGCCTATTTCTAAGCGGGTTACTATGCAAGTAAATTCTATTACGAAGTAACTATTGTAGCGTCTACAGTACCGTCGTTAAATACCTCAACTAAAGTAGCTTCCGAAGTACAATCTAAGAAATTAGCTGGTATTTTTTCCATTCCAGTAAAAGTCAAATTGTATCCGTTAAAGTCACCCATTGCAGTTCCTGAAGATACGTTACCCGCAGTTACGTCACATCCTTGGTCTAATCCCGCCAAGAAAAATTGGTGGTCACGTGTTTCAACTACAATTCTTGGACGTCCGTATGCTAACATTTTAACGTTTTTGTGTGTAGCAATATCTTGTTTTTTCAATTGTACTGTTAATACTTGTTCGAAAAATGTAGTACCGTTGTCACGTGACGTTTGAATAGTTTGTTCAAATCCGTTAGCACCCTTTAATTCGTATTTGTAAAGGTTTAAAGGCGCGTCAGGAACCCAAGTATTAATAACGTCTGAATTTCCCGTAGTACCGTATGTAATGCCGTCAATTGTTAAATCTCCGTAGTTAATAAAGTAAATGTTTAAAAGTCCTGAAATCGCATCTTTGCACGCTTCTAACCTTCCGTTTGCTATATCGCAGCTCATAATTATATTTTTTTAATGTTTAACAAAAAAAAGGGTGGCGTATATTGCACCACCCTTTGTATTAGTTTATAGTAAATTAGTTCGCTGAATTTGTAATCCCGTATGTTACCATATCTTCAACAGCTCCGTAAATTGCACCCGCAGCCATTCTCATGATTACACGTACATTCATAGAACCGTCCAAATCAGCCATATCCAAAACTCTTACTTCGTTCAAATCTGAAAGTAAAGAAGTTCCAAAGAATAGGTTGTCAGTAGTAGTAGCAATTGCAGTGTTTGCAGCTAATCCGTTAGCCATAAAGATAGAAATACCGTCGAAAGACAAAGCTCCGTTAGTGTACCATTGTGTACCCAAGTTATTTGTACCGTTAGCTCCTAATCCTGAAGCACCAAACCCGCCTAATGCACGAACGTAAGCTTTAGCAATGTTTTGAGAAACATAAATTTTCAACCCTTCTTTTCCGTACAATGCAGCAGGAATAGCATCAGCAATTTTACCCATTTCAGTAATTACGTTAGCAGCCGTTACAGTAGTTCCAGTAACTTCTTGAGCCGTTGGTAAAGCAGCATCCAAAGCAACTAAAGTAGAAATACCGTTATACTCACCCGCGTTAGCAGCAGCACCAACCCAAAGGTTAGTTTCATTTTTAGCAGCAACTTTAGCGGCAACGTGTGCGATTAAGAAATCAGCGAATGATTTAGGCAATACATCGAATGCACTATAACCCATTTCAGCAGCTTGCCATGTAGAATGGAAATCTTTTTTACACAATTGTAGGTTAACTTGTAAATCTTTTACAGTTAAAACTCTTTCAGTTAAAGTAACTGTACTTGTAGCGTCAAAGTCACATGTAGCATTTTTCAAAATTGCATCAGTACCCACTTTTTGAATTACTTGTTTGTACTTTACGTTAGGTAAAACTGTTACCCCACCTTGTTCGATTGTTGGTGCGCTTAATAAAGCCGCAGCCACGTACTTACCTGCGAACTCACCAGCATAAGTAGTTGTAATTGATGTTGTTGTTGCCATCTTTTTTTGTTTTTAAATTATTATGAATTTATTTTTTCTATTATAGAATCCATTAAGGATTTTGAACGGTTTTGTCCAAACTTAAATGCGTGTACTTCGTTCGTGTTTTCAGGGTTATGAGTAATAGGTTTACTTTCTTCTTCAATAGAAAGTGTAACTTCTTCTTTAACCTCTTTCAATTTGCTTAATTCAGCTTTCAAAGTTTCGTTTTCAGTTTTCAACGCTTCAATTTCTGCGAAGAAAGTTTCTTTAACTACGCTTTCAATTGTTTTCTTTGGTGCGCTTTTTTCCGTTTCCATTTCTTGTTTAGCTTCAGCGGGCATTTCTTCAGGTGCTTCTTCTACTTCTACTTCTTCTTCGGTTTCCATTTCTTTAACCTCGGAAATCATTCCTTCTTCTACTACTACCAAAACACGACCGTCTTCTAATTCGTATTCTCCAATTGGTAAAGGTATTCTTTGGTCGTCTTCAGTTAAAATAACTATTTCCATTCCTGTTTCAAAAGAATCCGCTTCTAAGATTGTTACACCGTCCGCAAGTTTCATTTGTTCTAAACTTACTTCCATTCCAAGTAAAGTTTTGATTTTGTTTATTAGGTTGTTTTTCATTTTTGTTTATTTATATTGAATTTAAATTACTTATAAGTTTTTCAATTGCTTTTATATTTTCCTTTACTTGAGCTATTCCGTTTTGAACTTCTGTTTGTGGATTTTCTATTCCTAAATCTTTTATTTGCTTTACGAAATTTTGAAACTTAACAAGTAGTTCTTTATTTAATTTTAAAGATATTGCCGCGGGGTTTTTAGCGGCATTTGCTAAATCAATAGCTTTAATAGCTCCAGCGTTTGCTGTTATTAATTCTTTTTCAATGTCTTGTAAAATACCTAATTCAATTTCATGAGTAGAAAGCTTAGTTTCTTCTTCAGCAATTCTATTAAAAACGGATTTTAATGTATTCATAACTTATTAACTTTTGATTATTTATTTTGTTCCTTTTTTATCCGTTGCCGTTTTCTATTACCCTAACTTCGTTCGTGTTTACAACGTTGCTTATTCCTTGGCTTACTAACGCTCCTACTCCTTGTTCGTGTAAGTCACCGTTACAACATTTTTTAGAATATTTGCCGTCTTTACATAGGCATCCACGTTTACCGCCACGTGGACTTGATTTACTTGTTTCGTTCATGCTTATTTATTAAGTCTATTAATTTTTCTATCATTATTTCTTCTTCAGTTTGTAAACTCATTTCGTATTTGTCTACAAAGTAACCTTCAATTGAAAAGCCTTTAACGTCACCCGCTTTAACCTTGCTCCAAATTTCGTCGTTGTTTACTTTCATGGAAATCATCCAAGTTCCCTTTGGTAAATTAAAGTTATATAATCGGCTTTTATCCGTTTTTTCGTCTTCAATTATCCAACTTTCAACAACGGACATACCCTCTAACATTTTCTTTTCGTGTTCTAAGGTTGCATTGTTTTGGTTTGAGCGCATTAAAAAAAGTTCGCTTGCTTTTCTAACAGTGTCTTCGCTAAAGAATATGTAAAATTCTTTGTCCTTAACACGTCTGTAAATTTGTTTATTAGGTACTAAAGCCGCACCCATTAAAATACGTTTCTCAGTGTCAACCTCTTTTAGTTCTACTTCGTGTTTGTTTAACGCTACAAAGTTTTCTTCAATAGCGGGACTTTCAACAACTGAAACGGCGTTTATTCCAGTTTCTAATTTTGTTTCGTCTATTAGTAGTTCTATAATTTCCATCTTTGCCATAACTATTTAACTTAAAGTGTTGCGTTTTGTACCCTATTTCTATCTAACGATTGCGCAGTAGTTACTTCGCCGCTTACTACGTAGGCTTGTACGGGTTGTTGTTGTAATTGCGCTAATTGATTAATTCCGTTGTTTCCTACTACGTTAAATTGTGGTGTCATTGTAGCAGCCGCACCGCCACCACCTGAAGCACCACCGCCGCCACCTGAAGCACCGCCGCCTTCAAACTTTTGAGACGCAATTTTTTTAACGTTTAATAAACCCGCCGTAATAACCGCAGCCATTGCAATAAAGTTAAACGGGGCGGGACTATCTTTTAACGCACTTGAAGCCGCTTTGTAAGTATCCATTGTAGCACCCGCAATATTAACCGCCTTTTGTATTTGAAACGCTTTCTTTTGTTGTGCTTTACTTTTACCCGCGAATAATTCAGTAACGTTAGAAATAACTTGCAACGTGTCTTTAGCCGCTTTAAAACGCAAATCATTTAACCTTTGTTGGTTTGCTAATATTTCTTCATTCGTCTTTTTGTCTAATTCAATTTTTTTAGCCGCGGCTTCTATTTCAATGTCACCTTCTTTTAATTTTGAAGCTATTAAATTTTCTATATTAAAGTCACGCGCTTTTATTTGTTGTGCAGTATCTTTTTCATAAATCTTTTTTCTATCCGCTTCGTAGGTAGTGTCTATTGAAGCTAATAGTTTATTATAATCTTCTTTTTTTAATACGCCCTCTTTAAATTGTTTTTCGGCATCTTCTTTTTCACGTTTACGTTTTTCATTTAACAAAGCCATTTCTTTGTCAAACCCATCTTCTAAAATACGTAATTCATCGTCTTTTAATTTTCTTGTAATGTCTAATTTCTCTTTGGCTTGGGTTGTTGCACCGCCCGTACTACTTGAAGTTGCACCCGTTCCCGCTGCGGGTCTTCTACTTTCAATGTCAAGGATTTTTAAATCATTCTTTTGGTCTAAAATATTATTTCCTAATTCAGCTATTTTTGCTTCTATATCGGTAGTGTCTATTAAACTTTCACCAAGTTCACCTAAGAATTTTTGCGCAAATTTATAAGCTACTAAATCTTGTTCTAATTCTTTTTTTCTTGTTTCTTGGTATTTTATAGACGCGTTAATTTTAGCTTTTTGTAAATCGGTAACGCTTTTCCCTTCCGCTTGCGCTAATTTAATGGCACGGTCGTAACCGCTTTGTTCGTTATTAAAAGCCTTTTCA